CTAAGCAGGGGTGAGCGCAACAGACTGATACTAAGTATGAGTTGGGCATTCCGTGATGTGTGGGAAAGTTTATATCAACAGATCAATTTGATGTTTATCGACGAAGTAATTGACACTGGCATGGATGCTAGTGGTGTTGAAAACAGTTTAGCAATACTTAAAAAGATGGCACGTGAAGGTAATCGCAGTGTGTGGTTAGTATCACACAAAGATGAACTAGCAGGGCGTGTTAACAATGTATTAAGTGTGGTGAAAGAAAATGGGTTCACTTCATACAATAACGATGTAGAAATTTCATAGGGTCAACTAGTCTTGATAATTACACTTAATGTCATGGTTATTTGAATCTAAAGAAATAGAAACACTACCTGAGGATTGTGTTGGATTTGTATATTTAATAACAAATTTAACAAATAATCGTAAATACATCGGGAAGAAACTTGCACGGTTTAAAACCAGCAAGCCACCCCTTAAAGGTAGAAAAAACAGACGCCGGGGAACAAAAGAAAGTGACTGGCGCGAATATTATGGCTCAAACGACGAACTTAACAAAGACATAGAACAACTAGGCACAGAAAACTTCCAAAGAGAAATACTCTACTATTGTAATAGCAAGGCAGAATGCAGTTATATCGAGGCTCGAGAACAATTCAGACACAAAGTCTTAGAATCACAAGAATACTATAACGGACATATTCAAGTCCGTGTCCATGGCTCACACATTATAAACAAATTAAGTAGTAACAGCTAACACAGGCTAATTTCGTGTGTACCAAACCTGACAGTGATGTGTACAGGGACGTAAGACTTGCCGCTACAGCAAGCACTCAATCACTACCCGTATGGATGAAGACTCTCAATGCTAGAGTTTGATTGTTTGAACAGGATTCAATAAAGCTAAAAAGACGCAGTAGCGATACTGCACGTTTGTGTAATATGTTAGCGTATGTTATGCAAGCCGCCGTTGTTAAGACGGAGCTCGAGGTACCGGACAACCGCCTCTGTAATGCTCTAATGCTAAGTGACTGTTATACTCAGATGAAGCAGTTTTACTTTTTTGCCCGCCCTGGGCAAAGAGTGACCATATGATCTAGATGAAACGTGTAAAAGCATCTTACTAAAAAACAAGTTGATGAGTGCTAACGAAATCAACAGACTAACGAAGTTGGTCTTAAAAGAATGGCATTCCTGACTTTTTAGCAGTTTCTAAGTTTTCTTTAACTAGTTTAGATATAGAATTCCTATCACTATAACTAAGCATCATGCCCTCGTCATAAGAAAGACTACCTCTCATAAACCAACACAATTTTAATACTTCTTCTTTAAGGGCTTTTGACTCGTTTTCTAGTTGGTCAAAATACGAAATCATGTCCTGGTTGGACATGGTTAAAAGCCTTATACGAAAAAATTACTGTTCTCAAAGTTCAACTCTGACTTGTACTCTTTTTGACAGGAATCGCATTTGATAGTTATTGGTGAAAGTTTGTTTGTTTGCGCAGTTTCTTCAATTTGTTTTTTGATGCTGTCAAATGTTTTTCGGTCAGCGTTTTCTATGAACTCTCTGATATGAGTTGGGTCTTGTACTACTACACCATCATCGGTGTGTATCTCTGAGATTGCTTGACTTAGGGATTTTACACTGAGATCTGTTATTCGTGGAAGCATTTTGTTTAGTTCTTCCTGTTTCTGCTCTTCAGCTAATTCACTGCTTGCAGATATCTGCTGTATTAGACGCTGTTGTTCAAACAGTGCCATGTTTGCTGTGTTTAACGATTCAAACTTTTGTGGTTTAAACTTTAGTGTAAGCTCACTGATCCTGCAGTCATTGTATATAGGCACAGGCATAGAGTCGAGCAGTGTTGGTAAATCAACAACATTGTCATTTGGTTCTTCACATGTTGGGCATTTTGTAGTGATTGCCATGTCTGAGCCGTAACTGGCTATCCTTATACCTATTAGTATAGCATCAAGGTCGCAAATTGGTATTTTCAACGGATCTTTGATATTTGGACAACAACTGGCTATAACAGTAACCATGCCATGACCGTTCATTAATGCGTCTGGTGTTTTTAGTGTAACTTCGTCTTTCACAGTCATTGGGTAAACAGGTATGTCTCCAGTAGCAGGATAATCAATTGATCCTTCTGGCCAATATTGTCCTTTGCTGGGTAAATTCAGGTAGATAGCTGGTTGCCTGAAGTGCTTGAATAGCGGATTAGATGCTGGATTTGACATGTACTTTTATCCTATAAATATATAATTGAGTAAATATATTTATAGTGGAAAAAAATGACTTATAGAATAGATATCCCTGGAGTTGGTGTAGGCACTGCTGAAAACGGCGCAACAGAATCTACCCTACGGACCATAGCACAATTACTGGGCGGTCAGCGCACAGCTGAAACTAGACAGTATCGCAGGGTTACAGAAGAAGTCAGAGATCAAGCATCGTCAGCAAGGGCAACAGCAGGATATCTGAATCAGATTGCTGGCAGTAGCCGTCAGTCTTTCAGCAACTTCCAAAACAACATTGACCAAGTAAGCGAGGAAATAAATCAGCAAGCACTGCAAAGAGAACGTGAGTTGGCAGTATTGAGCTTCCAATTCAAGTCGTTGGTTGGAGATGTTTACAATGCTATGTCAACATTTGCTACCAGTTATAATCAACTGGTGGAAAACCCCATTGCCACCAGTAAACAAAATCTTGACAGGGGTATTGGGTTGCTTGTATCTAGCATCCAAGCCGGCGGCCAACTTGCAAAAACTGCTCTTGGCGGCTTGTTTGGGCCACTGGGTAAAGGTGTTGGCGGCCTAATAGGTGGGTTTGCAAATCTCACAGCTAATATAGCAGGTCCAGTACTGCGCACATTAAACGACGTATTTGGGCAAGAATTGGAAGCCACAGCATCTGGTTTTAGAATAATGACCCAAGCAGGTGGTGCATTTAGTCGAGGACTAACAGAAGTAAGAGCCACTGCTTTTGCTGCCGGGACAACAGTTGATGTGTTTTCACGTGGTGTGCAAAGAAGTACAGAATCATTGAGCAAGTTTGGTTTAGGTATGAGCGGAGCAATGCAAAAGACTGCAGAAACAATGCGGTTCTTTGATAAAGTAACAGTTGAGAGTTTAAGCGGAGGCACACAGTCGCTTCGTAAACAGCTTTTTGCATTGGGGTATCAGTTAGAAGATCAAGTTGCACTCACAGCAGATTATCTAGCACTAACACGTTCCACAATGACTCTTGAACAGTTTAGGAACATAGGCGAAGAGGAACTGGCTACAAGTACTGCTAACTATGCAAAAAATCTTAGAATATTAGAAGGTATCACCGGCAAAAATGCCAAAGCTGAAATAGAAAAAGGACGCATGGCTGCAATGCGAGGAGATATTCTTGCTCAGTTGCCTGCAGAAGCTGGTGAAAAGTTTAGTCTGATGTTTGCCGCATTGCCGGATATACTGCAAAAAGCTGTACTGCAACAGATGAGCCTCGGTGCAGTTTTGGATCCTGCGGCTGCTGTACTAATGGACTCCAACGAAAACGTCAGAAATATTGTCAACGGATTTGGTGACGCAGTTCGAGACACCAGTGTAGAGACCGACACAGCCCTAGAACAACTGCTAATTTCATTGGGACAAGCTGGTACAACAATAAGACAGCAAGCTGAGCAAGGCAATGTTGCTTTTCAGCAGTTATTAACTGCTGGAATTTCTGGTGTTGGGGCCGATGTAGGTGCGGCACTCAACGAGCTTCTAGGATTCGATGCTGACCCTGAAACAATTCAAAAGTTCATAGACGCACTAAAAAAACAAGGAAGTGCTATAGATCCATTGAGTGCCGAATATGTACAACTTCAAGAACAATCTCGCAAGTTTGCGTTAAAATTACAAGATAGCGTATTACCGTATTTAGATGAATACGCTAAACTTTTGAAGCTGTCTAATATGGCAATGATTGAATCAGTTAGTTTTGCAGGCGGTTTATTGGCTGGAGGTGCTAAAGCGTTTAGTGATGAAGGCGGCATAGCTGAAGGTTTGGGAATAAAAGAACTACTAGAAGATATGATGAGACGGTACCCAGAATCAGCTGAAGCAATCAACAAATTATCTAGTGATTTTGGATTTATGAAAGATGCCCTGAACATCAGTGGGACAACAATAACAGCACTTGCTAAAGAAAGATTAAAAAACAGAGTAGACGTAACTAGTAATGCTACTAATTTAGGTACATCAAACCAAGCCCAGAATACCAACCAAACTCAGAATGCCGATTCTGAGCCTAAAGAATATAACATTCCTGGGCTAGTAGCAACCTTAGAGGCAGTTAAAACAAGTGTAGAAACTCTAAAAACAACAGTAGAAGATAACGAAGAACAAAACAGAGTAGTGTTGAACGCAATTGCTACAAACACCAGTAATCAGACTGATCTGACGAGAAAGTCTCTAAGTTGGAATAACTAGTAGCGTACTGAAAATAATGGTTAATGTATAAAGCAATAAATACATAACAATCACGGAATCCTAAATGACCTGGCGAAAATATTTTAAAAGTAGCAACATACCTAGCAATGTAAGTCCCATAGGGAGCGGACGTAGCAGTGGTGCAAACCCTGACTATCGCAACTTTGAAAGCAACTTGCCTGAGGTATACATTGGACATCCAAACCGTACTGAACGTTATAATCAGTACGAGCAAATGGACATGGATTCAGAAATCAATGCCGCACTGGACATCCTTGCTGAGTTTATGACTCAAAGGAACGAGTCCAACGGCACAAACTTTGACATACACTTCAAAGAAACTCCCACAGACAACGAAGTAAAAATCATCAAAGAGCAACTACAGCAGTGGGTTGCATTGAATGAATTAAACAAACGCACATTCAAAATCATACGCAATACCATCAAATACGGTGATCAGGTGTTTGTGCGTGACCCAGAAAACTTCAAGTTGATGTGGGTAGAGATGGGCAAAGTTACCAAGGTTATTGTTAACGAAGCAGAAGGCAAAAAGCCAGAGCAGTATTTGATTAAAGATATCAACCCTAACTTTGAAAATCTCACAGTTACAGCAGTAGCCGCAACAGACACATACATGAATCATCCGCAGATAGGTGGAGCTAGTGGTGCTTACACACAGCCAAACACTCCGTATTCAGGAGGTAGCAGATTCAGTCATGCGCAAAACGAAACTGCTATTGATGCACAACACGTTTTGCACCTTAGTTTAACAGAAGGTTTGGATGCATATTGGCCTTTTGGTAACAGTGTATTAGAAAACGTTTTTAAGGTTTACAAGCAAAAAAAAATGCTTGAGGATGCTATTCTTATAAACAGAATACAACGTGCGCCAGAACGTAGAGTATTCAAAATTGACGTGGGCAACATGCCAACACACATGGCAATGGCTTACGTAGAACGTGTTAAAAACGAAATACATCAGCGACGTATCCCAACACAAACAGGTGGCGGCGCCAACATGATGGATGCAACATATAATCCGTTATCAATGATGGAAGATTACTTCTTCCCACAAACAGCAGAAGGACGTGGTAGCAGTATTGATGTTTTCCCTGGAGGACAGAATCTAGGTGAAATTACAGACTTACGTTTCTTTACTAACAAGTTGTTCCGTGGACTGCGTATTCCTAGCAGTTATTTGCCCACAGGATTAGAAGATGGCACTCAAAGTTATAATGACGGGCGTGTTGGTACAGCACTAATACAAGAATGGCGCTTTAATCAGTATTGTAAACGTTTACAAAACATGATTGTTGATAAA